ACAATGCGACTGTTCTTAGTCTGTTGTAAGTTAGGATCCTTTGCTTTAACTTGTTTCTCTTGGCTAGTATGAGCACCTTCACTCCAGTTGATAATAAAGTTCTTTGGCTTAGCACCTAATGCCGCACCTGCCATTTTAGTATAAGCATAGAAGTCTACATCAGGGAACTTGTTAGCTAACTTGAACGCTAAATCCATGTACTCTGGACTAAAGAAGTCACCAGCATCGTGCCAACGAATACTTACCTTGTAACCACCCTTTTTACCATCGCTTTCTTCTTTTGCAATTTCTGCGCTTAGTTGATTAAAGAAACCTTCTGGATCGTTTAATAGATATGTTAATATTTTACCATCACTTTGCCAAGGAGCTTCATATTGAATCTTACCACCACCCATTGCAAAGCAATCAATTTTACAGCTACCAGCACCAGGACATGTGTTAACAATAATCAATTTATCTGTAGCTTCATCTACAGCAACACCTACCAATGCGGCAAAACCAATATTGAAGAATTGTTCTAATTCTCCGTTACTGTGTTTCATCTTTTCGTTTTGCTTTAATAACTTTTTAGGACGTTGTTTAAGCACATCTTTAACTTGTTCTGGGTCGTAGCGTTTTTCTTCAGGGCTATAATACTTGATAGCACTACTACGGTGAATGTATGGTAGTTTATACTTGTCTGTTTTTAATTTACCAGACACATACTTTTCTTTACCCTTTTTATCTACTTTAACCTTACCTGTCTTTTTATCAATATCAGGTGTACCAACTGTACGTTTTAAATAGTCTTGGAATTCTTGGTCGCCAAATTCACGACTTGGTGCAGGTAGTTTTGTTGCCTCATCTACATCCTCTTCAGGACCGGGTTCTTCACCTTTCGCACTTTTGGCTAAAAATTGCTCAGGAGTCATAATGTCAACTCCCTTAGGAGCGCCTGGTAATTTGGGCGTTGCACCCTCAAATAATTCTATAAATTTCATGTTGTTCCTTTTTTATTGACTTAAAAAGCCGTATGTGTTACTATATGTATATTATTTATCACTTTGGACATTATCTTGACAAATCAATCTATCAAACGTATCGGCTTTGCATGTAAATGGGCAGAGATTAATAAGAAGGGCGAGATAGCCAGTGTTGACGGACTCAACACAGGTGGCACGACTCTTGCATGGGCAAAGCGTAACAAACGTGATATTGTAGAGCAAAAAATCTTAGATGTTGCAAAAAGCAATATTATGAACACACATAATCTTGTTAAAAAGGTAGCAACACTAGCTCCTGAACTACGCATGGTTCGTCTTACAAGTGATATGTTTAGTTTTTATACACATGAAGACTATCGTGACTTTTGGAAATCTACCGATGTACAAAACAGTTTAGAGCGTTGGATGGCACCAATTGGTGAAACTGCACGTGCCAATGATGTTAAACTAAGTTTTCACCCTGACCAATTTGTTGTTTTAGCAAGTGACCGTCCTGAGGTAGTAAATAAGAGTATAGAGGAGTTTGAATATCATGTCGATATGGCACGTTGGATGGGGTACGGTAAACAATTTCAAGACATTAAAATCAATGTACACATATCGGGTCGAGCCGGTCCCGAAGGTATCCGCTCTGCCCTCAAACGCCTTACCCCCGAAGCAAGAAACACAATCACAATCGAAAACGAAGAAATGTCATGGGGACTTGACAGCACCCTGGAACTCGCAAAGGATCTCGCTTTGGTCTTAGACATACATCATCACTGGATTAAAACTGGAGAATATATTGAAAGCAACGATAGCCGTATTAAAAAAATTATTGATAGCTGGCGCGGTCTGCGTCCTACTATACATTACTCCGTCAGCCGTGAAGATGTACTTACTGAGCATACCAAACATGGACGCCCCGCTCTTGCACCCTTGATTGAGAGTGGTCACAACAAACAAAAATTACGTGCCCATAGTGACTATTACTGGAATGATGCAGTAAATGATTGGGCATTGACACATTATGAATGGGCTGATATAATGTGCGAAAGCAAGGCTAAAAATCTTGCAAGTTTTAAATTATATGAAAAGGCAAAGACACATGGGATTATTTGATATATTCAAAAAGAAACCAGAACCTGTTAAGGTAGAAGAACCAAAGGTTAAGAAACCACGCAAACCACGTGCACCTAAGGATACATCACCTAGCGAAAAAGAATTAGCTGAGAAAAACAATCAACCTTATGTTAATGTATTAAAGATGGAGATTGACCCGTATGATATTAATAGTGGTGCATTTGAATTAGATTGGAATGATAAGTTTGTATTAAACTTAATTCGTGCAGGATACAAGATTCGTGAGGATGATACTGATGCTATGATTGTGGACCGCTGGTTCCAAACTGTGTGCAGAAATATTGCGCTAGAGATGTATGAACAACAACAAGCTGATCCAGAGAATCGTGTAATGCCAACAGACATGCGTGTAGTAAGACAAAAAGATTTGGGTAACGGGCGTACTGAAATTAGTTGACATTAATTAACTTCTACGTAGAATACAGGTTTTAATCAGAAAGGTTTTATGAAAATTAATTTTTTGCATCAATTAGTAGATTATCTTCATGGTGATAAACCATATGCTACTAGAAATTATATAATGGAACAAATGTACAAAAGTAGTGCCAATATTAACAAGGGGCATTTTTGGGAAGAAGTTCTACAAAAAGCAATGAGTAGCCATACCAAACTATTAACCAAAAATGCTGTTGGTAGAGATTTTTTGGATGGTTCCGATGCCAAATGGGGAACCTTCTATAAAAGAAAAGATAATGTGTACGAAGTTTCTGTAGGTAATATTAGAACTAAAATAGGACCATTACGAGTATGTTTGTGTTTGCCCGGGGACACTCACCATCACGTGTGGTTTTTGCTTATACCTTATGAGGCCTATCAACAATATGCAATAGGTAGTGATGCACTTAAATTTACAATACGTGAAAAGAACGGAAATATTTCGGGTAAATTAACAAAATATCTATGCTCATTTGATGAAGTAACCCAAAAAATCTAATGTTTATTGACAACAATTCAAACTTTGCGTATAATATACGTATATTATCTTAAGGTTATAAATGAAATACGCACTCATTGACACAGCTAACACATTCTTCCGTGCCCGTCACATTGCAAGTCGCAATAGTACAACAGAAGAAAAGATCGGTATGGCACTACACTTAACACTTGCAAGTGTAAATCAAGTTGTACGCAAGTTTGGGATTGGCCATGTTGTATTCTGTTTAGAAGGTCGTTCATGGCGCAAAGACTATTATGGTCCTTACAAGAAAAATCGTATTGTAGACGCCACTCAGCAAACAGAGGCTGAGGTTGAGGAAAACAAAATGTTTTGGGAAACGTATGAATTATTCACTACGTTCCTTAAGGAAAAGACCAACGTAAGTGTATTACGTCACGAACGTGCTGAGGCTGATGATTTAATTGCACGTTTCATCCATTTGCATCCTGAGGACCAACACTACATCATCAGTAGCGACACGGATTACATCCAATTAATTGACCAACATGTTTTTCAATATAATGGTATAACAAATCAATTTATTACTCTTGAGGGCTATCATGACGAAAAAGGTAAATTGATTGTAGACAAGAAAACAAAAGAAGCTAAACTGTTGGGTGATCCCAAATTTCATTTATTTGAAAAATGTATGCGTGGTGATGCAAGTGACAACGTGTTTAGTGCATATCCAGGTGTGCGTACTAAAGGTAGCAAAAACAAAGTTGGATTGGTCGAGGCTTACGAGGATCGCAACAAACAGGGCTTTAATTGGAATAACATGATGTTGCAACGTTGGGTAGACCATGATGGTGTTGAGCATCGTGTGCGTGAGGACTACGAACGCAATCGTACACTTATTGACTTAACTGCACAACCACAAGATATTAAGGATGCAGTTGACCAACGCATTCGTGAAACAGTACGTACTACTGTTACTCCGCAAGTGGGCGTACACTTCATGCGTTTCTGTGGCAAGTATGAGTTATCAAAAATTAGCGAACAGGCAGAGACCTACGCAAAATGGTTAAACAATCCTTATGTAGGAGAATTAGTATGAGTGAACGAGATATTGAAATCCATGGCCTTACACCCGAACAGGTTCAAATGCTTGACATGATGTGGAGTATTGAAACATACCAAGATTATCAAGATTGGCTTGATAGCATTACACTTGAAGAGGCACAAATGGCTGAACAGTTAAAAAATTTATTAGTATTAACACTAATAGATGATGCTATGGATAATTACGATATGGCTAAAGACTATTTGAAAAAATTTCAACTATGACAGTTACCTATTCTAATTCAAATTCTAAAATTAAAAAACTTACTCCAAATGATCCTGATTGGTTCATGAGCCATGATAACGTTACATTAACCCCTAGAGCAGGACTTGAGATTAGTAATAGATGCCCTGAGAATTACCAAAGTCTTATTCAGGAATGTATTAAACATGGTTGGCTTAAACCAGTTGCATACCTTAAGGAAAGTGATTGGGCCTGGGAACAGTTAGAAAAATAATTTATGTTGGTAACCATAATACTTGTAAACAATAACATATTCTGTTACTATCAAAAGAATGAGGAAATAACATGACAAAGACATTAATAGCTAAGCCTGTAGTTAAAAATCAATTTTGGATCGTTACTGATGGTAACGAAAAGGTAGGTAATGTATTGGCTGAAGGTAGTGGCTTTGAGGTAAAGTTAAACGGAAATAAACAGTTTTATAAGAATACGTCAACTATTCAAAAACAAACAAAAATCGAATTTCAAAGACCAACTGAAATAAAATCAAAGAAAGAACTACCGTTAAGTGAATATCCTACTCCAAAACGTGTTTTTAATTCAATGGTGGATATTAAGCGTAAGATACACTTGTTCACACCAACTGCAAAAAGCAAGTGCTATCTTGCGGCAGGGTGGTATATATTGGAACAAGGTAGTGAACCAGAATTGGTGTTCTGTCCTAAATATATTTTCATTCAGCGATACCCATATATGGGACCTTATAAAACAGAGGCCGAAGCCTTGAGCATGATAAATACTGACAATGATTAACATTAAAAAATTTATTGATAGAGTAGCCAGCGTTGATAGTAGACAAGGTAAAGACGTAGTAATTCCATTGACGGAAGCTAGAGGTCTTCGTGATGAGTTGGCTAAACTATTGGTAGATATGCAGACCGACACAAAAAATAAACCTGAAGAAATAATTCAAATTCAAGTTAACGGAGGTTCATTCAAATGAGTAGAACCCAACCTAAAGTATTACTTGAACTTGTAGACAAAAAAACATATAAATGCGACCAAATCGTAGAAGCCAGCGGTATATGGGCTGTGTTCTATGATAGACAACCTATTAATCTAAAAAGTCAACATTATTTAAATAATGAAGTTGCACCTAAATATAAGAAAACAAGTTTTAGTAATCCTGGTCATGCACGTAATTTATGCAGAAAATTAAATAACCAGTTTAAAACTAATAAATTTACAGTTGTATTTTTAAATAACGGTACAACTGTGTACCCAGATGAATGAACAGACTAAAGAGTCCATCACCAAAGCAGTACTAGCACAATTACCATCCACGGAACATTCACTACAGCAAGTGATACAGGATTGGTGGTTAACCAAATCAAGCGAAACATTAAGATTGTCCCCAATGGGTGATATGGCATTTCGCCATGCTGAAATAGAATTCTACGAATTACCGATTGAAATCAAGCAAGATAATTGGCATAAGTTTATTCTTGACTGTAGTAAGAAAATCAAATGCCCATATTACATTGGCGTAAATACTAATGACAGCAAGAAAAAACACATGTACATAAGATTGTACGATAGTAAAATTGCTGTGGTTATGACACTATACGGTGACATACATAGTTACTTAGATTCAATAAAGGTACGAAAATGACAGAAGAAAAGAAAAGCAAAAACCCATTCATTAACTTAGCCAATGAAGCTAAAAAGAAAAATAGTATTCCCAATGCTAAACCAAATGAAGGTAAAATTAAAAAAATGAATACCAAGGGTTTTGGTGGCCCAACTGTAGTGCGTAGAACAGGTCGTGGTGGTTAACACCAATAGTTAACGCTACGAATACGTTTAGCAAAACTAGCATAGTTGCTACATATACCATAACAACGTAATTTAATTGTACTATACATTCCACGATCCTGAATTTCAGGAAGGAATATAATACTACTATTATTAATTGCAACTGTGCCAGGAGTAATAAGCTGTCCACCGCTGGTGGTTACAGGAGTGTTTTCTTGTGCGTTGGGAAATGAAAAATAATTTGGATATAATTTTGCCGGTTGCGTTGGTAACCAATTACGCATTTCATCGTTCATTGCGTTAAGAAAAAATCTAGGTCCTTGTATAAAAGTATCAGCTACAGGTGTAATTGGTTGAAAAACACCTAAAAATGTTTGACCATTTATTCTCCAAACATTTTGAACAGTGGCAAACCCTTTATTGAATGATTTTCCAATTTGATTAGGTGTACCGGCGTCTTCAAAGTTAGTGCCGTCGTAAATTCCTTGATAAGATATATATTGCATAGTGTATTTAGCGTTTGGGCATATATATATTAAATACATGTCAACGAAAACCAGTTGGCAAGCGTTGTATATATATGTAGAATAGTTCTACATACTTAACTTAAAGGAAATTACCATGAAATCACTAATCACCTTAATCGCCGCATTAGCAACAGTATCAGCATTTGCACAACCTGCAAAAAACATGCCTGAGCCAAAAGCCGCAGAAACAAAAACTGAAGCCAAGGCATCCGCTAAGGAAACAGAATCAGGCAAGCCAATGTTATTAGCAAAGAAAAAAGAAGATAAAAAGGCCGATGTTAAGCCCAACAAAAGCCCAGCCAAAACTGATAAGAAAAACGAATCAAAACCTACAGCAACAACTACAGCACCGTCAACAGGTAAGTAAAAGTAAAAACAATGATGACGATAACTGTGTCATCATTGATGATGAATTAGCTTTTGGTCGCAATAAAAAAAGCTATGAGTATGGTCAAATAGTGCATGAAGAAGAAATAGAAATATCTGATTATGCAAAATTTAGATTATTCTTAGCTAGAGCATTGGCACTAAAAAAATATCACAAAACTTACGTTGCATAAGTATTATAGGGGACTATGTTCCCCTATTTTTAATTATGAATATACTTCCTGATTTTATTTTAAAAGACTTTGTTAATACTGAAACACGGTATACTGGCATTGACTCGCCTGACAAATGCCTACATAAACATAATTTTAAAAACTATCCATATCCAATAAGTTACAAATACAATAGTAGAGGTTACAGAGATAGTGAGTGGCCCGAAAACTTAGATGAATGTATTTGGTGTGTTGGGGATAGTTTTACTGCTGGTGTGGGGCAACCATATAACCATATATGGCCCCAAGTTTTATCAAACAAATTAAACATACGTACAATTAACGTGTCTATGGATGGAGCCAGTAATGATTGGATATCACGCAAGATACAAAAAATAGCAGAAATTATAAAACCAAAAACAATTGTTGTACAATGGAGCTATGCTAATCGTAGAGAAAAACAATTGAATGACGGAGAAGTATTAGATGATTATGATAGAAGAATTCACTTTCTTAAGGATCAACAATCATTGGATGATGCATTGCATACAATACAATGTATAAAAAATAGTATAAATGCATGTAATCAATCTAATACAATATTAATTAACAGTTTTATCCCTGATTTTATTGACCCTGAATATATTAAACGTTTTTGGAACGAATTTGATAAACTTAACACACCTGTAATTAAATATAGACCGATAGATTGGGCTAGAGACACCTATCATTATGATATAAAAACAGCAACTATTTTTGTTGATAAATTAATAGAATCTAAATATATTAGATAAATACATTATCAGTTACAATTCTGTAAAAATTGAACACACACAGAGGAAAATTAAATGAAACAAATTATCGACTTATTAAATAAGTGGTTTTCACCCACTTTACATACAGACATAGAACACTATGTCATATCAAAAAATCCCACAACACCTGCAGAAGTAGACTATTGGATACGTCAATACGATTTCCAGAGGTCTAGATAATGAAATCACTACGTAGATTTTTAAAGCAGGCACTCATACAGTACATACGTTTACAGCAATTAAAGGCTGACCTATACGTAAAAGATTTTAACCACACATACAGGAACACATAAAATGAAAACTATTAAACAATTTTTTGAATTTATTTCAGAAGTATTACAAGAAGCACGTAAAGCAAGATTAGCACACAAGGGGTGGTAATTGTGTACACGACGGTTCGCAGGGTATTGCCACATGAGTATGGTAAATATCGCACACACCTTAAGTCCTTAGATTCTGAATCTAAGGTACTCAGGTTTGGCTACACAGCTAATGACACAATCATTGACCAGCTTTGCGACAAGTTTGAAGCCAATACTCACCAGCATATACTCTTTGCTATAGAAAACACAGACCTTGAGTTTATAGCAATTGCACATATTGCAATTGAGAATGAGATGGAATTAGCATTTAGTGTGCTTAAAGAATATCAGGGACAAGGTTTGGGCAACAAACTAATGAAACGTGCTATTCAATGGTGTCGTGTAAATAACAAACTTAAAGGTTGCATGGTATGTTTAAGTACCAATAAGGCAATTAAACACCTGTGCATTAAAAACGGTATCAACATACATAGTGAACATGGGGAAACAATGGCAGATATTGAATTGGATTCTCCTGATTTGGTTACTTATGTTGAAGAGGCTACTAACGTTAATTTAGCGGTAGCAGATTACTTTGGTAAAAGGATTCCAAAGTTATTATACATATAAGGAGATAAAAATGTTTATGGATTTTTTTATTGACAGTTTCCAAGCAGGAAAGAAAATATTAACAGATGAAGTTTATAAGGACAAAACAATTAATAAGGTTTGTCACAACTACATAGATGCCCAAACAGCATTTGCAAAAATGCTTGTTCGTAATACAATTGACATCTCTGCATATAATGTAGAGGCGGTAAACAATTTTTTCTATCCAAAGAAAGAATCAGCAAAGGCCGAAGCTGTAAGAGAAGCCAACACAGACATTGACACACAAATTTAAGGAGATTAATATGTCAGAATTTACACCAAAACTTCCAGAAGTTAAATTCACAAAAAACGGTTACGAAATTCGTAGCGATATTTTAGCACTTGCACAAAGCCAGTTGATTGCTGAGTATCAGTACAAATTTGCTAACTGGGAATTAACATCAAGAAAAGACGATAAGACAGGTCGTCTTATCAGTATTGTTAGCATGCCAGAGTTTCCAGGACTAGACAAAATTTTAGAAACTGCTGAAAAAATGTACAGTTTTGTAAATCAAGCTACACCTAAGAAGTAATTCTTACATAACAAAGAGGATCATGATCCTCTTTCCACGGCTACTAAATAGATAATGAATGTTTTAATATTAACACCTGACAGAGTTGGTAGCACACTTTTACAACGATTAATTACCATATATATGGCCGGGCATCAATATGATAGACCAGTCATCAATTTGCATGAGTTAACAAATGGTATAAATCTTTATTATAATACTACATACAATAGAGAAATTTTAGGGAAACCTCCAGGTAATGATTGGTCGTATTATCAATCATTAGAAGAAATTGTAAATTTACTAGACAAAGCAGACCACTACAAAACTGCAAGATTGGCACACTACCATATAAACAAACGAAAAGACAGTCTTGCAGACCAATTTCGTTTTTATGAATACCTTAATAAAAATTTTTTTATTATATCATGCAGACGAGAAAATTTATTTGAACATGCACTTAGTTGGTCTATCGTAGCACATAGTAAACAATTAAATGTTTTTAGTCACTACGAAAAATTTAACACATACTATGAAATTTATAAAAACGGTATTACTATAGACCAAACTAATTTAACTAATAATTTAAATAGATATAAAATTTATTTAGATTGGGTAGAAACATATTTTGAGGTTAATAGTTATTTTAACTATGAACAAGATTTAAAAAATATTGAGAATTATATATTAAATTTAGACATATTC